TTATTTGGCCACCTCCTGGGTATCATTTTTTGCAAAACCATTACCAGAATCTGTTGAAGCTGCTGGTAAGGTTGGTTCACTTGATAATTCATCTGTTTTGAGTAATACTTGAACATCCGCTTTAAATGGTGTCGGTACTTCATCAATCGTCCGGCCACCATCGGCAACATTTGCAGCAAACAAAATTGAAACTGTACCATACTTTTTAGTTAACATTTTTAAATTCCTCCTAATGAATAAAGTGCATTAACTGTTGTAGAATCAAATAAATCACGGAACTCGAGCCAATCGCAATGGTAACCACCTTCCACAAGTTCTGACGATTGATAACTTCCATCTCGTCTTTATGATTTTCACTTTTCTCGTCTCCACGGATGACCGCTTCCAAGATACGGTTGTTTTGTTCCCGCAAATATTTGTTGCTTTCATCAACACTCTTTAAAGTGTCAGTCATTTTGTTGTTAAGATCAGTAATCCGACGTTCGTGATCCGATAGTTCTTTACCATGTTTCAATAACATTTGATGATCCTGATCGCTTAAAGGCATGGCCTCACTTCCCTTCTATTTTGGGGTAAAAGAAAAGCCATCTATTTTCATAGACGGCTAATTGCATATACATAATTTTATTAATAGAAATATGAAACTAAAAAAGCCTTGATCCTGGGTATTGAATCAAAGCCTGCTGAGAGACCGTGTAAGTTGAATTGTCAATCATCTTTACCAAATAAGTCGGTCCCTCAACATAGCCATTATAACATTCTTTGAAAGTTTTCGGGCAAAACAAAAGCACCTATCCGTAGATAGATGCATTTTCATATACTTTTGGGGGATATATGAAAAGAAAATATAGATATTACTGAAGGCGTATATTCTGAGGAAAACATACACTCGAGGGGTATGAATAACAACAGTGAATGCGCTGTTATCCACGTGAGATATTATAACATACTTTACTTCTGTACTACAGATAACCTGTGAAGTAAATTAATATGCGGTAATACTGTCAATGTAAAGATAGGCATCATTATAATTTTTATATCCAATAAAGGTTGAATTGTTCCCTTCATCCGTTGAATTGAAATATACAGTTGAATCATTGCTCTTAATAAGTCTTATCGTTAAGCCAGACTCTGCATATATTTGCCCATTTGAAAAGCTTTTAGGCAAGTGAATATTTCCACTATAACTATTATCAAAACCAACTCCAGCAGAAGAAATATATATTGCTTTTGAGAAGTTCACTACTATTCCATTTTGGCATTTACTAATTGCATTGGACAAAGTAATTTTCTTGTTTACAAGAAAATTATTATTAAAATCATCATAACCACCACCAAATGGATCATTTATAGCAAATGCTTTGCTACCTGACCATAAAATTGTTCCTATTGGTAGGCCACTGGAGTATATTTTTATCCCATTATGATAAACAGATTCAATTTTCTTGCCTTTGTGATACAAGCTAATAATTTTGTTGCCATTGTGATAAATTGCCATTAGCTTTCCTCCGTGTAATAGAACCCACTAGCATCGTTTGTTGATGCCGTCTGGGCATCGGAATCACTATCCTCAATAACCCACTGCGCTTGAGTAATAACTGGACTGCTATTTGATTGTAAGCCGTTTGTGAAGTTGGCCATTTTAGCGGTATCAGCCGTAGTGGCTGGAATCAAGCTTGGTAAGTCGGCCGCATGCACAACTTGACTGTCGTCAGCCGGAGTATAAGTCTTCCCGTTGACTACGATAGATCCATCGCCATTGTCAGTTACTTTTTTATCCAGCTGCTGATTAACATCAACCGTCTTGGCGTAAGGTTGCAATGCCCCTGCTAAGTCAGTATCTGAAACATAAATGTCATTTGAATTAGTAAAAGTGATATTACTTGTATTGCTAATATTGACCTTGTATGAATAAGTAACCGCTTGCGGAGTTACACCATCATATTCTGGCAAGTAATTAGGATTAGGAGATATCGTAAGTCCATATAATATCTCATTACCTGAATCATCTTTAGCATACACAGCATAAGTTTTAACATAAACGCCATCAGTTAATGCTTCATTATTACCAGTTGCTCGAATTCGAGTTTCGCCAGTGTTCTTATCAAGAGTAACTTCTGGGTTATTAACTACAATTTCTTGTGGTGTAATTGCAGTTAAAGCTTTTATCTGATCATCAGTTAATTGACTATTATCCATACTGGAAAAAACAATTTTGCTAAAAGTAATTTGAGTTTGACCAGCATTAACTTGATCAATTAAGGCCTTACCGGAATTAGTTAAAATTCCTACATTTGGTGTTGCCAATTAAGCCATCTCCTTAACAGTAATTTGTGGATAGAATTGGGCATGAACTCCCATATAAAGTTGATTGTTAACCGTCGTTGCATACTGCAAATCTTTTAATAAGTATTCCGGTGGTAGCATTGACTGAATAGCATTAGTTAAAATTTTACGTTTGACCTCTGCTTTGTCACCCGAATTAAAGTCAAAGGGAATATTGGTCACTTCGACTTCTTCTGGATTATCAGTACCGTTAATATCGAATATATCCGTGCCAATGTTTAAAACTGTTGCAATCAAGGCTTTTAAATCATTAGTTGTAATGCCCATATGGTTTTCCAACAATTGCAAACGAACTTGAAATCGTAAAAAATCATCGTCATCATCTAGCCGATTAATGCCATAGTCCAGAGCAATATCTGTTAATGTTTGCCCACTTGCATTATTTAACAAAACCTGATCTGATATACTGAGCAAATCATTTTTGTGTTCATTAAGAAGATCAGCAATCAAATTTAATAAGTTTTGATTATTTGATTCATCTTCCTGATTCATAATCGCCGGAAACATTGAAACTAACCAGTTTCGTAAGGTACTATCGGATAAATCCGTTTCAGTTTGATACATTTGCACACCTCTTTAGTTTTCAATCACGTTAATCGTAATATTATCAGAACTGATAACCGCTAATTGAAAATCACTGACACTAATATCCGTTTCTGCCAATGTATCAGCATTTGTGCCTAATTTAACAGCAACATCAGTCACACCAGCAGGCGAATATCCGGGTCCAAATAGTTTTGAATAAAGAACTTTATCCCCCATATTGAGAGTATCAAAATAATTTAAAATGTTAGTCTTAATGGCTTGTGGCCCATTGTCAGTATCAAAAACCGTACTGTTAACATTCAAATCTAATTCAATATAAATCGGTACCGTATCAGCTCGATCAAACAAAACGGTATATTGACGACCACCTACGTCCGTTGCCATACCAATTACGGAGCCAATAGTATTAGTCTGCGGGGGTAAAACATCAAAGAACTTTTGAGAAATTTGACTATCATCACCGCCAATTACATAAAGATGAACTGATTTTGGGGGATTTCCATAGCTGTCTGTACTCATTGTATTATTATTGACCAAACGAACATCAGTTACTCCAGTTAAATTCTTAATGGCAGTTTGAATGCCATTAGGCGTACTATTCTCAGCACTTTTACGGTTAGCTAAAATTCGTTGCCGTAGCGCATCATCAGTTTCTGCATCCATGCCACCTGTAGCTGCTTGCAGGTTAGTAACTGCATAAAAGCCATCAATTGAATTAACTGGATTAACAATAGTTGCTGGCATAACATTTGAGCCCGTTCCGGTATCCATAGCTACCGCCTGAACTGTTTGCCGGCCCAAGGGATTACCATCATCATCAATCAATGGTTGTGTATTTCCACCACTATCAACATATGTTGCTTGTTGAGTAATCGTAATGTCTGCCAAGGTTGAAAACAGTTGACCATCTGGGGTAGAAAATTGAGTTCCTTCTGGAATGACAGTTGGTGAATCTGGATCTACATAACCATCAATTTGCAAATACACATAAGCATTGGTTGCCGGTTTACGGTAAACACTAATTTCAGCAGCCAAATCATCCAAATTTGCTCCGGAACTTTTTAAAACAAAAAAGGAGTTATAAACTCCCTGAGCCAGACTTTCCAACTTGTCATCAACCTCTGATAAAATTCCAGCAATCATTCCTGGCGTTTGCTCATCATCTAGATCAATACCATCGCCAAAATATTTGATAAACATAGCATTGATATTGTCTCGTAGATCATCTAGTTCAGGACGATCATATCCATTAGCTGTTAGTGGCATCATTTTCATCTCCTTGATCATCGACGCTAACATTACTCGTGACAGTTTCACCAGTTGTAAGGGTGACCGTTGCTTCCAGTGAAGTAATTCGCTGTTGTTGATTAGCTTTGAATTTAGTAATTTCAACTGAGTCAAAAGTATCAGGCCATTGTTCTTGCAGATAGTCAGATAAAATTGACTGAATAATCCCTTGATCATCTGCATTAGCAAGTAATTCGTTGTGATCAAGACCAATATCTTCATTCCAAAGCAATTCAGCAACATTAATGTTCAATAGTAAACTGAGTTTCTGAGCAATTTCATCATCATTTTCGACCATATTAAAAGCACCAGTGTTTGGGTTAAAATCCAAATCACCAGTGCTGTCTAATCCAAATGCAATCATGGTTTAATCACCGCCTCAATCACCGCATCTTGTATCGAATGCATTCTTTTGGTATCGATTTTGTAGTTGCTTTTACCAGACCAATTGTCCATCTCACGATCACAAAAGCCAACCCAAACAACCGAGCTAATTGCCATTGGCTTATAACCATTAAGATTAACATTTTTATTAGTACAAATTTTTTGAAAGAAGGTGTCCATTTGCCAAACTGATGCAGGAACAACAACTTCAGTTAAAGCCGCTCGTTTATCACCATCTGATTGAAGTGGCAGCGGTTGAACATCACAACGGTGATGAGCCTTATCATATGAAATTACCCGTCCAATTGTATGACAATTAATTTCTGACTTAAAAAATTCCAAAAATTCATTTTTCAAAAAATTGGATTGCTTATTTTTGGCATCAATCGCGACTTTTCTTTTCTTAGGCATAAACTACCACTTCCATTTTATAAGAATCCTGGTCATGAGTATGATCAACACTTTTTACTCTTTGAAGACCAGTAAGATTGGTCGACTTCACATAAACCGCTGATCCGGCACAAACCCGTGGATCATCAAAGCATTCTAAAGTCCATGTCGGCTTACCGTCATCATCACTGTTATAGGTTGGTTCTTGTGTCAATCCATGGTACATCGTGAGATATAGATGCTCATTATAGGGGTTAGGCTTATTGCCATCATCGATATATAAAGCACCTTTACGATAATAAACCGTGCTCCCACAATCTTTTACAATTGCTTGAATTGCAGCTAAAGGCTTAGCCGATAATGTATATCCTTTTTTGAAAACATGATTTTTCTTTAAATTAATTTCTGAAATTTCAATCCTTGCTTCACGTTTAATCCGATCAATAATTTGGCTGGCTTTAGTTCCCTTTTTGAACGTAATGTTAACTTTGCTGATCTTTCGTTTCTTGTATGAAATTGACTTTCCATCACTGGCTTTAACGGTGTGAGTTACCATTTTCGAACCATTAAAATTACTGTAAAGGCGCTTATCTTTTGAATAATCGCGCCCTTCTTCAAAAGTTATCTGAGTTTCCTTATCCATACCGCTTTGAGTCTCTGGAGCAATTTGTGTGATAGTACCCTCGGTTAATTTTCCGTAGAGATAAGTCGGCCCACTGTAAACAATGATGTGGTCATTTTGATTAATCTTGGCCAAATGCGCTTTTGATAAATTAAATAGGGTTACCGTGCAGGTAGCAGGACTACCACCATCATCAGAGGGAATATCATAGTTGATTGGTACGCCCTTCTTTTCTGAGAGTGTTAGCTTGTTACCATTATGGTTAATAACTAAAGTAGTTGAATATCCCCAATAGTAACCCTTGTTTGTAGTTTTTTCTGCCATTAATCCTCACCATCCGGAATATCATCAATACATAACTGCACAGTATCGCCTAAGTTTCCAAGATCAATCTCATCTTCATTTCCTGACTCATCCATTGGAATAATCGTTTCAGTTGGAAGTCCTGGAGCATTTATACCGCGCCATAAAGGTTGATTTAAAGTGACCACTTCTCCAAGCCAGATTGGTGTGCCATCTAGTTGATAAATATCTACTGTAAGCGATTGATCAATTTCATTCCACTGGAATCCAAATAAATAGTTTCCTGAGTCTAAATCAATCTCTTGCTGATAAGGAATATCATCTGGTGATACCGGAATATAATCATGTACTGGCATTATTCATACCTCACTTTCGCTCCAACTGGGATCGAATTAGCTGGCCACTTATTTAACTTTTCTAACTCAGAAACTTTTACTCCCGTTTTTTGCGAAATTGACCAATAGGTCATCCCTGTTTTAACGGTTGTCGTTTTATGAGTGGTTTTCTTGGTGCCACTTTTTTTAGTGCTTGACGACTTAGTTTTTTTCTTTGATTTCTTTTTAGCATAATCGATTTTGGACTTCATGGCATACGTAAAGGTTATTGATAGTGTCAACGAGTTCTTGTTACCTGTCGTGTTAGCTGTTTTACCAACAGAAGACAGGTAAGCGTGTGCCCACTTAGAAAAGCCACGTACTGTAACCTCAACGCCCTTTCTAGCCCAACCTTGTAAAATGCTAAACTCTGAATCTAAATCACTAGCTTTGCCAAATAAATAATACGTTCCTGATAGTTGCTTGGAGCTTCGAACACTGTAATTAGTTCGAGTTTCTGAGCTATCTACAGCATTAGTCGGCACATCCTGCTCATCAGTTTCGGTTGGATCTGCTTCACCTAAGATATAAACTCGACTAGTCATTGCGTCTGCTCGCTGAATTGTTGTTAGTCCATTAAGATACACACCTTTGTGTATCTTATATTTTTTCTTGGCAGCAGCAATTTCATCATTGATTTTAGACCGATTTTGAGTTTGTTTCTTCTTAGTTTCCGCCTTTTTATTAGCAACATAAGCATTGTGATAAGTCTGATAAACCTTCTTATCTTTCGTCTTTTTTGCATTAATATCGTTAATCTTTTTCTTTTCAACATTAATAGCATGATTGGCTTTTGTGCGAGCTTTTAACTGCTTTTGATATTCAGCAGTATTGGTAAGCTTAGTAATTGATTGATAGACTTCTTTTTTCTGTTTAGTTAGGTCTTTAATGGTTGACTCAATTGATTTTTTCTTAGAAGATTTCTTGGTTTTACTCAATAATTTATTTTGCTTATCAATTTCGTCTTGTTTAGCGTCATAGGCATCTTTAAGACTGTTATACCCATTTTGCTTTTGTAAATAATCATCGTAAGTGTCTAACTTATCCTTAGCCTTATCAATGGTACTTTTAGCATTATCAATTTGGTCAGCATCTTTGCTGACAGTTGATTTCCATTCGGTTGATTTCTTTTGCAAGTATGTTAAAGTCTTGCCTTTAACAGAATGCGTTGCTGATTTTTTGGTCATACCGGAAGTCCTCCTTCATCATTAAAGCCAAGTTGTTGACGAAATTTGGCAACCTTTTCATCATTCGCTTTATTAAGCACTTCATAAAGCTTGTTGATCGTACTATCGCTCATATTTCCGCCACCTTGGATAGTGACATTAGTGCGGGCATCGATGGTCGCAGTTTTCTTGCCATTAATAATTTTTTCAGAAGCCTCATGTGGGATCATCAGGCCGCCCGTATCAGGTTTAAATAGTTCCCATCCTTTTTCGTTTACAACCGAAAGCTCATCTTTGTTAATACGACCGCCTTTAGCGTGTCCCTTAATTGCTTTATATGCGGCTTCGGCGTTGCTAATACGAGTTCTTCCGGTTGCGTCTTCGTTACCGCCTGACTCCCAACCAGCGAAGAACTTTCTAGCAGCTTCTGCTGGATTAGTCATCCTTAATACTGCTTTAAAGGCTCCAGATTCGCCAGGTTCATGAAGTGCGTATTCCAGTTGACCTTTGGCAGAATCCCAAGCATAACCGTGTTTCTTTAACCAGTTACGTAATCCAGTTTCACGAGTAAATGTCCATTGGCCTAATCCAGTACCATGATCAGCGCTATCAATTGCTTTAGGACTTAAGCGTGATTCTTGCATCCAGTTACCTAGAATACCAGCAATTCCGGCATCAGTAGCAGAGGGATAAGCTTGCTTAAGGGCTTTCGCTATTTCTCTAGCTCGTTGACTCTCATCCCCAGCAAGACCAACGGCACCCATATCGCCATTATCGCCAAACTTATCAGCTAACTTAGACATAAATTTGAAGAATCCGCTGCCAACTTGTTTCTTAATGAGCGATTGAATGCTATTAGAAGCTGATTTTTTACCTTTTGAAGCAGTCTTCCTTGCTAGTCCTTTAACCTCACCAAATAGCGGGCTATATCCTGGTACTGAACCAGAGATTGAATGGATACCAATATCTGGATGGCCATTAGGTGCAAATGCTGACCAATATTTATTTCCACCAGCAAAGACTCCAACGTGTTTACCAGGGCCCCAGAAAACCAAGTCACCTGGTTTAGCGTTTGAACGACTAATGTGCTTCGTTTTACCGTATTGAGCACCAGAAAAGTGGGGATAATCAATGCCAAAGGCATGTTTTAGAGCATACATAACAAGTCCAGAACAATCAAATGTGTTAGGACCCGCAGCGCCCCAAACATATCTTTTACCACGGCCATACTTTTCAACGGCGGCCAGTAGTCCGGTAGCATCACCGCCACTGCCTCCATCCAGATTAACCATTCCCCAAAGAGACTTCCACCAATTAGTAGCCGAGGATTTCACCTTACCAAAAAAGCCATTGGCAAAGTCTGATAAAACAGTTCCCTTGCCAGATGGCTTTTTAAGCAGTCCAGTTAAATATTTACTTGGATCTTTAACGATTGACTTAACGGTATCAAATACTTTCTTAGTGGCCTTAAGAATGCCACCAGCGAAGCCACCAATCGCTCCGATTCCTTTTTCAACGCCACCAACAACCGATGAACCAATGTTCTTAGCACCACTCCATAGGTTACCAGTGACTTTCTTGACGCCATTCCATAGTCCACCAGTAGCAAAATGCTGAATTCCATTCAGTGATAAGGCAAACTTTGTTTCAGAAGCATTCAAAATTTCGGCTCCGGGTTCAATCAATCGTTTAACGTCAGTGCCTTTAATCAACTCACTCATACCATTAGGATGAATCAGCATTTCACGATTACCGGTTTCGGGTGAGTCGTGGCCATCATTTAGCATTGCTAAAGTTGGCTTAGTAATCTCACGGCGTTGATTCCCAAACACACCTGTACCATTGGCAAAGTGAACGTAGCCAATCTTGCCGATTGCTGTACTTGAACCACCAAACATGTGGATAACTCCATCAATTAAACCAATGCCATCATTTAGAACTTTTATGATGTCGTTGATACCATTCTGAACGTGCTTAACAATCCCTTTCCAAAGATTACTAAACCAATCATCAATCCCATTCCAGAAATCTTTCCATCCCTTGCCGATATCTTTCCAAGCATTTTTAAAGAAACTAATTATATCGCCAAGCTTACCCCCGGTTAGTTTATTCACCCAATCAAACCCAGTCTTAAATAAATCTTTAACATCGTTCCAAAAGTTTTTGGTTAGCTTACCAATATCTTTACCAAGTCGACCCCATTTACCAGTAAACACGTCAACAATTACTTGAATAAGGCTCTTGATAGTACGCCAAGCGTCCTTAATTATTTTGGCCATATCCTTGAATAGCCAACCCCAACGCTTATTGACATCTTTGACCAAATAATTAATATATTTACGAACGCCATTGGCTAGCTTTCCAAACCATTTAGTTACGCCTTCCCAAGCTTTCTTAGCCCATGAAATTAAACCGTTGACAAATTTGCGAAACTTCTTGTTGTGCTTATATAATTCATACAAGGCTGCACCAACGGCAATAGCACCTGTGATAATTGCGATGAAAGGATTAGCTTTTAAGAAGTTAAACGCCAGCTTGAATCCTTTTCCGGTTGCAATGGCAGCCGTCTTAATGACTGATAATCCTTTAACTACACCTTTATAAGCAAGCTTAGCTGTCCACTTAAGACTCTTGTCAATTGCTCTACTTGTTGCTTTAGTAGCTGCCCACAATCCTCTGGTAGCGGCTTTGGCCTCTTTCCAACCAATACTTGCAGTCCACTTGAGGCTTTTGCCAATTCCTCTAGCAGTACCTCGAATCGCTTTTGCAAATAACGTTAACTCTTTTTCACCGCTTTTTCCATTAACTCTAGGTTTAAGAATCAAGCCGCTCTTTTCGCCAAACCCTAAAAAGTTTTTTGTTGCAGAGACCCCTTTCATAGCTTTCGATGTAGCCCAAATTCCAGCTAACAACTTACCAATATCCTCTAAACCTTTCTTATGGGTAGTAATACTTTTTAGTGCATCTGAAAAGTTATGAATCTTTTTGCTGTTACCAGCTAGTTTCCCTATTGGAGTCACAATGGCACTCAATCCTGAAACTAGGCCCTTAGCAAAACCAACACTAATATCCTTTATAATCTTAACGGTATAGTATAAACTTTTAAAGAACTCAACAATTGACTTAGCATGGTGAGCAATTGTATCAGAAACATTGGTAACACCCTTAGCAATACTATTCATCACATCATTAGCCAAATGAGGGCTTTCTTTAGGATTAAATACTTTAGCAAAAGATTGCGTAATAGTATTTAATCCTTTAGAAGCATCTGTTCCAACTTTAGTAAATTCCTTTTCAGTCTTTCTGTCAGAAACCCACTTAGAGATTGCGCCAAAGATTGGATTCTTCGCTTTCATAAAAGGTTTTTCGAGTGCACCAAATAACGCTGCTCCTCGAGCAGACATAACTCGTTCCATCCCTGGAAGAGTTTTCATCATGTTTTCAGAAGCCTCAGCATATTTTTTGCCCAATGAATTCATAACATTTTCGGCATCTTTGGCACTGATCTTACCAGCAGTCATATTCTTTCGCAATTGACTCATTGTAAGATGGGAATTATCCATTGCCTTACGTTCATAGGCTAGTAGCTTTGATCCAAACATTGGCAACTGATCTGAAATCATGTTGAAGTCACCTAACTGCATTTTAGATGAAGCCATCATGTGTGTGAAGTTGAGCCCTAAGCGCTTTGTATTTTCAGCACCCATGCCTAAAGTATCAGCCATTGTCAAAACAGACTTGGTCAGACGATCAGTTGGGCCTTGTTTGTCTAGGACGTGATAGAACTGCTGGTTCAACTCATTCACTAATCCAGCTGATTGACCAAAGGAAACTGACATGCTATTAATAGCTTTAACCATGCGATTACCTTTAACAGATGAATCAGTTAAAGTGTCCCATGTGGCATGCATAACTTGTTGCTCTTTGTCATACTCTTCACCCGCTTTAAGTGCAGACCCTATTCCCGATTTCAAAGAATACCAAGTGTTAATTGCCGCGTTAGAAATAAAGCTGGCCGTCACAACATCTCTCAAAAAATGAGTCCCCTTATGGACTTCATCAAATGTTTTTTTAGCTGAATCATGTAACTTACTAAATGAACCGTTCGACTCAGAAGATCCACTACGCAATTTTCGAAACATTTCACTAAATTTATTGCCTGATTGGTCAGCCGATTTTGCCAATTTTTTAACTTCTTCAGCACTCTTATTAATATCGCTATTCAGTCCTGAATTCAGCTTGATTTTTTTGGCGGCATCACTCGTATACTTAAATTCTTGCTGCATTTTATGAACATTTTCAGTGACCTGGTTTGTTTCATTCTTTGCAGAATCCATACTGTGATAAACGTCTTGGATTGCATCACGAGTCTTTCTGACTTCGTCACTACTCTTACCACCAAAGCCACTAAAATTATTTTTGAATTTATCAGTAATTCGTGAGGCTTCTTTCATTGTCTCGAGGAAATCATCCATCATGCTGTTAGCTCGTTTGAAATCATCCATGCCATTCATGTTGAGATCAAGGCCAATACCCGCATGACGAACTTCTTTTGCTTCAGCCATTACTATTTACCTCCTTTCTAATTAATTTGCTTATGTTGAACTCCTTAGTGGGATAATTGGGTTATTCCAACGAAGGGTGGTGATAAAAATGGCTTTTGTAAATCCGGATTCGTTTGCTAACGCAGTTCTTGCTTCAAGAAAGGATAAAGTTTCTCTGGAAGATGCTTTAGAATTCTACGAGCAAGCTGTCAAAATTGCTCAAGTGCATAACGCAAAAGAACCAAAGGGCAATTTTGAAGATGCTGACTTATCATTTGAAGAGCAAGATCAGCTATTGCGCGATAAGGGAATTATCGATTAGTCATTGTGGAAAGGAGTGGGACCTAATCCTGCTCCTTTTTGCTCTCAAAAAGAGTTTTGGCACTGTAGTTATTGTCTAGGAGCTTGATACTATTCATGATATTTCTATCTAGAACACTGTTTTCGTTTCCGTATACGTTTATTAGAATCAATAACCTAAGCAGTCGATTAGTCCGTTTAAGCTCCATAATTACATCATCCTTGGCACTCATTTGCTCACCTTCTTTCAGCTACAATGTCTATCGTCGAATTCTCTAATGCATACTCCCACGAAGCTCGTTCAAAATCCTTGTTGACTAACTTCGGGCCCTAACCAGAGCATCGTGCAACATATTCTTGGTAATGACGTTCATACTCTTGCTTGGAAACGGGACTGCCTTTGAATGTTAACCCAGTAAAAATAGACTTATGTTTGTGATTTTGGAAATCTTTACTTTCTGGAATCGCATTTTTTTGCACATCATACTCTGCCTCCTTAAATTCTTGCCTCTGTCAAAACTAGATTCAACAACAAACAATAATCTCGGTTAATCTTCAAATACGATGCTGTAGCCTTTCTTCAGAATTACATCGTTGAATGAAACACTGGCGATAAGTTCATTGCCATGAACTTTATCGACAATATTAATGCTGGAACAGTCTTTCCCATCCAAATGAATTGGCTGCTCCATTTTTTTGACTTTAACCATTTATTTTCCTTTCTTTTTCCCAAACATTTCATTTAATATTTTAGCCATGCCGTAATACACACCTTGGGCAATAACCGATTCCTTTTCTTGTCGAACTAATTTAGCTTTAGCTCGATTAAAAATATACTCATCTTGGGTCATCAAATTAATCTGATCTTCGCTAATTCCTAATTCAGTTGACATAACCAGAAAATCTTTATTGATCTCATCCTCTGCCAACCGATCATCGATTTTACCAAATTCATTAACATATTTGGAATTACTTTGGTCGTAACGTTGTTGCAAGAAAGCGAAACGATTCCATCAAAATATTTAGCAGGCCGTTTCGTGCCAATAGCGTCCCAAGATATGCTTGTGCTTCACTTAAAGCAGTAGCACCCAAGCCAGAACCATGTTCACCAATATTCCAATACTTCATCTTAACAATTTCCGGTGTGGTTTCATCAGTACGCAAAACTTCCTTGTTAAGAGAAACCAGGGTGTCGTGCATATTGAGTGCCCCAGAAGGGCGGTTAGTCATCATGAAGATCTGTAAGGCTGTTCGATAATCCGGAAAGACCATATTAATCTTTACATCGTCACCATTGCTATTTTGCTTAATAACGGTTTTCTTAGTTAATTTTTCTGGCAGTTCATGATTCAAAACGCCATAATCCAAATGCGGACTAACCAAGACGTTTTGCATCAACATCTCAAATGCCTTACCGTAATCAGAATTATCGCCACCGACATTCATTAAATCCATGATTTGAGTAGCTACTCCAATACCTGGATCCTGCAAAGTGATCTTTGTTGTGTGTTTTTTATCCTTGTCGTCTGTCCATTCAACCGTTTTATGAATCTCATTGCCCATCAAGGCTTCGAGCTTTTTTTCATTATTTTCCATTTTAATTTACTCCTTATGTAGAGGGCCACCGCAGCGGTAGCCCCCTGTTCCATTTTAATTTAAGAAAACATTGAATCGTCTGGCTGGTTACCAGTGTTTTGATAGTAACCAACTAATACCGTCCAAGCCAATGAATATGCTGCTTCATTGCCTTGGTTAGCTGGCAAACCGGCGAGTCGGCAGCCTTCTGCGGTAATCTTTTCTCCAGTTGATGCATTAACAATATTCAACCCGAACAAATCATCAGCGGTCATTGGGCCATCTTCCATTAAGTCATGCTGAGCATGATACATATAGAACAGAATATCTGTCGTAGATGTTCCTGGGTAGGTGTTTAAGGTAATCGTTCCAGTTTCATCTTCTGTATCAAAGAACATAACATTCGAATGAAAATCGCCTTGCATAGTAGTATCAGCATTTGTTCTCTGTGAGCTAAATGGTTCACCGTTTTGAAAACCGCCAAGCTCTTTAGATTGATTCTTCCACAGCAAATAAATGTGAAGGAAACGAGCCGAATATAGGTTAACTTCTTTACCATTGGATAATGTAATTGCCATTAGTTATTTCCCTCCCTTTACAAAGTCAAATCAAGTTTGGCATTAATTGTATTAATGTCATCAGCAATTTGAGTGTTCAAACTAAACCCATTATATTTACGGGCGGCAACGTCACTGTTTAACACGTTGGCTCGAGGAACACTATTAACGACAATCGCCGTGTACAGCACACCCATTTGTAATAGGCTTGTGCTGACGGCGTTGATAGTTTGTGTCATCTCTTTGATTGTTGCATCATTGTAAATTGGGAAATTTTTACGGTTAAGATATTTCTGCAAGTTAGTTTGCAATGTATCAATCACTAACTGAGTATGAACAAATTGATCAATGTAATTGCCAGCGAGTGCTTTACCATTTAACAGCATATAATCGCCAGCCTTATTAACGACCAAAGTGGCATTCAAGCCAGCAATTGTATCATAATCATCGGTTGTTAAATCAGCATCTGGTTCAAACTGTGAAAGATTACCAATATGCTGAAAATCAACTGGTAAGTTAGCAGCGGCGTACGCTACTGCCTGAGCAGCAGGGTAGCGATCCGTAGCTGTTTCAACAATTGCAGCAGTGTTGCCTAACTGGTTCTTTACTGTTTGATAGCCAGCAACATGAGTTGCTAACGTTTGCAGTGCGGTAACCGAGTTTGGTTGAGTTACCAACATAATTCTTTGGTTGTCATATAGAAAATCAGAAAGCGCTTCGATCTCAGTCTCGGTTGCTCCGTCAAGTACTAAATATTTAAAACCATCAAATAGATGCTGGGCAATTCCAACAACAATTCCCGGTGTTGTGGTAGCCGTAACCGTACCACCGGTAGTTGTTCCTTGAGATTGAACCCCTGAAGGTGTATTGGAATCCACATTCGGACACGCAATAACTTCAACAGGCCCATTAAAGCCATTAACATCAAACATAGCTGCTGCTTGAGCATAGACACCTGTGTTTTCTGCATAATCTGCCGATAAACTATCTAAGTCATCATAAATGTTGCTCTTGGTAGTGGCATCGGTATTTTTTGTAGCAATTGCTACTGATGGAGCGCTATTTGGATTAGTTAAGGCATGAATAGCGACAATGAAATGTACATCAGTGGTTTGTTTAACAATATCTGACACTATGATTCAGCTCCTTTTTTTATATTAAATTCTGGATTAACACTAGCAATATTTCCTGTTTGCGTCTGATCAGTGAAGTTGTCTTGAACTCCAAACGTATAATCAGCTCCCGCCGTGAATTGCCAATCAACATCTAAATATTGATCAACTGGTGGAATAGCATCACAGTCTTTAGCCACAATGCCTTTTTGAAGCAAATCATATTCAGGCTGCTGTAGAAAAAACAATTTTCGTAACTGATGTCCTAATGATTTAGCTTCCATTTCATCATTTGAAATAGCTTTAAATTGAACATGCAAATCAAACGTTTCGTTTTCCACATCGTTAAACAATACCCGATCATAGTCATCGTATATCTTATAAGTAATATAGGGATACGCTGGCGAAGCATTGTTGACACTTTGCGGACGTACGGGAACATTAGGGAAATATTGCTTAATCTCGACAACCAAGGCGGCCGAGAAAGCATGATAAAAATCGTTACTCATCAGTACCAACCTCTTTTATCTGATAGTAAGTCATTCCAGCAGATAGATCGTCCGCATGATTGACTACTTCATACTTAGCCCCGCTAGCTCGTTGAACGAGCGTTCCCTTAGGACAAGCTACCATATGAGATAACCAATATAACGTACCAACCGGTAATTGTCCGCCATCTTCTTGACTGTACGTCATGTTAGGATTAGTGGTATTAGTGATAACTTCGGAAACGTGATAGACCTCATCTGGTCCCATAATTGGTTTCCCAAGATCATCTGTTTCACCGGTATCTTTTCCAATAACAGTAATCGTTAGGTCTTCAGCTAACTGATCATTCATAAAAGCAAAGTTGTTAAAGTTCTGAAACGCCATGATTACTTACCGGTAGTTGCTTGGGTACCAGTTGCATCTGAGGCTTGGGCGGTGCTCTGATCACTCAAGCTTACGTCCCCACCGACAGAAGTTGGTGTTACTTGAACATTACCGGGGGTTGATTCACCTGCAACGGTAAATCCTGGTACAGCAATAAATTGGCCTAAGAATTTTTGGGTATCCGGATCATAAAAGGCAGCATAGTATTTTCCATCGGGAACACTATCGCCAGCATCATAACCAATAATATGAACCACATAGGGAGCAGAAGTGCTAGGCAAAAATGCAATATTGTCTGATGTTTCTGTGCTACGGTCCGGTTTTACATAAGCTCCGCTATTGTCTTTAGCAGCTTCTACAACAACTAATTCTTTACTCATAAAATCAAATCCTTTCTGTAATCCAATGAATAGAGTCGCGTAACTCGCCCTTTTCAATCAATGGATCATCAAATCCTTTGTTTGCAATTGTCAACGGTGCATTTTTGGGTTTACTAAACTCTTTTATAGTTCGCTTAATATCTTCAACAACGGCATCGCCTAAAACAGGAAAAACGTCCTGATAATTTATCTCTCCAACAAATACTTTAAATGCCAAATCAGCCGCTAGTTCGGTCCAATTATCAAGGTAGTGGTCAAACGTGTAACGTAAAAAAGGACGCGGTGGAATATGCACCTCATCCTTTAATATGAACATCACTCGCATTCCATAAGGTTGCGATTTATCTGGAACCGCCAAAACATGATTATGTGGTGGCTTGGGCCGAAAAAGATTAGCAATCTCTCCAGGCTTACGCCCTTTAGCTTCTTTAGTTGGAATGATTAGATATGCTTTATTCTTAGGCTTAATACTCTGATAAGCATCTGCTATGCTATCGTCCGCCCCATATTCATTAACCAAAGCTATCATGTTTAAACGACTGTTAGTCCAGGGCACCCCAATGGATAATCTGACACTCTGCAACTTTTCCAGCTGTTCAATGCCGACTGGTAAATTATTAAAGTCTTCTGTCATTCTGTCCACACGGCTCCCAGATTGTCTGAAACACCATAATCATCAACTACTTGGTCATACTCTTGTAAGTAGGGATCAACACCATTGAAGTTAACCATAGTTTGGGTATTGCCAAAAGTACCAGCAGACTGTACACCACCATAGTTCATAAACCAGTCTGTATATAATAAATGACGCGTCCAGGCAATAATTCCCCTAGCTAACGCGTCATCACTAACTTGATCATGCTGAGCTTTTGCGATTGCATCATCAATTCTTTCGGTAATATGGTCATCACTGAAGTTTTGAAAAATTTTATAATCGCTTTTAACATCAGCAATTGTAGGTGTTTCAGCCATTGCTAATTACCTCCTATTTACCAGATCCGCTGGTTGATGAGCTAGATGAGCTACCTGATGCTTTAGCTTTAGGTGAATTGATAGTTGGGACAACATAATCAGTTCCTACTTTAAAACCATATTTAACTAATTGAATGTTACGTGGGTCATAGGATACTTGGAATAACGGCTTAGTTCCTGCTGCCAAGTCAGCTAAATAAGTGTCAGGTTTAGTTTGAGTCAAGTCAACATCTGTTCCGGCAACGTGGCAAGTAACTACTCGTTTTTGAATAATTGCTACCATGCCGCCCTTTTGAAATTCGTCACGTTGAACAACTAGGCCATTAGTCGGAGTAGCAGTTGCATAATCAATGGCTCCAGGGCCGAAGATGAGTGCATAAGTAGTTCCATCAGAAGCAACCGGAATGCTATCATCTTGAATGATGCTCATACCTTGATAAGTGGCAATTGGAGTAGCTGCGCCAGCAGGTTGCAGATATTCAATCAATTGTTGTTCACGCATTTCTGAATAAGCTGCTGAGTTAACAACTAATGTCGATAAGGTGTTATCCATTACATCACCCATGCGGGCGAGCGCCTTAACGAAATCTGAGGCGGATAATTCTTTTTCAGAACCCACACCATAAGTCTTGGCAGTCGCGATATCAGTATTGTTAAAAGTGGCTTTCACAGTTTCCAGCAAAATCTTTGTATCTTGGCGAGTCCACCAGTTGCCAAAGCGATTAGCAATCTGCTGTTGGGTACTTGCACCAGAAATTAAATCTCCCCAGTCAGTATTACCGAATGACTTGCTTTGATACATCTTAATGCCGTATTCAATAGCCGAATCAACACCATTAGTTTGAATATCGTTAGTATCATTCCATTCATCTGCATCACCGCTTAAATCATTCATTGCAGGGATCTCAACTGATCGTCCTGGTTGAAGCAATCGGCCACCTAATACTGGATCGTTTTTTAGAACACCAGATTGAACAAAGCGATTAGTTTGAGTATTTTGACGATAGATCCAGTCTAAAAAGACTGTTGGTTCAATTAAATTACTAAAATTGGTAGGGTTTCCGTTAATTACGGTCATTACCTACACCTCCTATTTAAGTTTGTTGTACAAATCTGGGTTTTGACGATAAAGGTTAGTCTGCTCTTCTAAGCTCATCTGTGCAAAATCTTCGCGTGTCATAGAAGCGTTAAATTGTTGACCGCCATTCTGTGGTGATTGATTACCCGTAACTTTCTTTTCGACAGCTTCCTGAACTGCTTTGTTAAATAAGTTTGTAAACTTATCTAAGTTATTGTTACGAACATCTTCTTTAACATCACTAATAAACTCCGCAAATTCAGCTGGAATGTGCTTGTCAGTTAGAACAGTTTTAGTTGCAGCTAAAGCATTCTTACGATCAGCTTCATCTAATTTCTCTTGAAGGCGATCTTGCTGCTCCTTCAGAGCTTGTCGTTGCTCTTCTAAATCGGCTTGGGCCTTCTCACTAGCATTCATGCCGGCGCGTTTTTCACCTTTTTCAAGCCATTCTTGTTCCTTTTGCTTAAGCTCCTTTTCAAAATCATCCTGCAGATTACTTTCAACTTCTTTAGCTTTAGCAGCCATCATTTTTCCGATATCATCCTGTGTATAGGTTTTACCAGATGGCTTGGGATCTTTAGGATCTTGAGCAGGATCGTTAGTTGTTGGCTTTGGATCAGTTGGTTCAGGGTCATTACTTGGATCAGCAAAGAATTGCAAATTAGTTTTCATTGTCAAAACTCCTTTTTTAAGTCCATAGACTGAATTGTTTGTAAGTGCAATAACTAGATCGATTATTCTTTAACGCCTGTAATTGAGAAAAAGGCAATCCAAAAATTCCTATTTTAAAAGAACGGCACAATCGAATAACTTGTATACAAATATTCAGTTGCGTATAATCAGATTTAGAAGGATGCAATTTAGATAATGGAGGATTTCATATGAAAAGATTTGGACTTTGGTCAAAAATATCAATTATCATTTCTATATCTCAACTTCTATTAGCCATTTTTAAAGAAATTCAAAACTATAACGACTCTAAAAAGCATCCTTCAAAAAATAAGAAAGGATGATGTTTTATGCATTGGTTATGGGTTTTAATTATTGGTGCCATCATTGGTGCCATTGCTGGAGCAATTACTAGTAAAGGAAAGTCAATGGGGTGGATTGCTAATATTATTGCTGGGTTAATTGGTTCTTCTATTGGAGAAGCTATACTAGGATCTTGGGGTCCTCAATTAGCCGGAATGGCAATCGTTCCTTCAATCATTGGGGCAGTAGTTGTTGTTGCCGTAGTGTCTTTCTTTGTCGGTAAATCCAAGAGTTAACTTTTATGTTTTGGTTGAGACATTTATTAACAAGTCAGTACCTCAATCAAGTTATTATGAGTGAATTAAATTACTGATATTCATGGTCCATATAGTTTAAAACTATGTGGACTTTTTTATTCTTTAAATACACGATCGAGCTCACCGGGCAACACGTTTCCATCTTCATCGCACTTAACTAACTGGCAACGACAATTGAGATGTGTGTCATCCTGAGGAATTGGTGCCTGCCCACGGATAAAGATTTGTTTATCCAGGTCTTTACATTGGTCACAAACTTTATAATCCTCTTTTGTTAACCAAATAACATACTTAACATTTTGTTCATCATAAGCCTTATTTTTGCCAGAGTTTGTATTTTCGATTCCTTGGGAAGTTGTTAAAGTATGAATTCTGGATAGCATTTTGTTCATAGGTGTTGCTAGATTGTCATTAATTCGATCACCACTTTGAGGAATACTGCGGGTCATTTTATTGATGTCTGATTTTTTCATGCCGCGACTCAATCCCTTGTTCAGGGTTTCTTTCATTCGTGTCGTCATGACGTCGCCATGCACCCAAATTCGTTGAGAATACTCAGCTTGGTTGGCTACTTTAGCCGGAACCGTTGTTAACTTATTAGGGCTAGAGTCCTCATATCCGTTGATGTACTGCTGCTTAAGTTCATTAACGGCAAATGATTCACTGTTTGCTGTAGCAATACTCATACCGGCGCCAATCATCGCACCCAACATATCACGCCGAGAAATAGATGCTTGGGCAAAGATTGCTTGCAAGCGTTTAGACAATTTATCACTAGGACTAGCGTTAGCTAGCATTTCATCAATTGCTTGGTAAAAGCTCTGAATATCCCAGGAATTAACCTGTTGAGACACTTGATTAAGAGTTAAACCATTATCATCAGCATATTCGTTATAAAACTCTTGGAGATGATTACCAATGATACTTAAGGCCTGCTGATAAAAACCGTCAATCGTCTGATTGTTGCGGTTGTCCCGTTGAATCAGTTTGTTGATCTTCTTGCGCTCCTGCTTGATCGTTGTCATCATCATCACCCGATCCGTTGTTCATCTTAGCTTGTACATTCGCCATTATTGTGGCGGTCCGATCATCTTGCTGAGCTCCCTCATCATCAGATCTTTCTTGTTCCTGAACAGCAGGGATCCCAGTAATGGGTTCGGCTAATTCACGCAATGTTTGTGCAGAGAACTTGCCAGTTTGATTCAGACCTTGAATTAATGTCATGGTTTCTTGGTTATTCTTCGGTAAGTTTGGTGTAAACGTAATGGTTACATTGTCAGCTGGATTACAGTCATTCGTAACTTTGATACCTGTGCTTGAAACATAGTTCCAATAAATCGCCAATAGTCGTAGCCGTCTTCTCAAACCTCGCTGATAAAGAGTTTCCGACATTGACATTTCCTGATCAGATCCCCACAGTTTATAAGCCATAGCAACGCCAGACGCATTGGCTGCAAAGTTCTGATCTGTTGTATCTGGTGTGTTAGTGTCTTTATGAATATCAGATAACAACTGCTGAATATAAATCTGCCACTCAGCAGCATTCAATGATTTGGTTAAATACGATGCTGAAGTATTACTTATGGTTGGCGAACCGTTAGGATTATCATGCATGTAGGGCTTTAGGTAAAGCACGTTAGCTTTTGTATCCAAAACTTTCTGAACCATAACTGGCGCATTAGGTTTGCCATTTGTCGTTGATTGATTTGTATAACCTCCACTAACGTTATCAAGATATACCGGCTGACCTTTAGGATCTAACATTTGTTCAGTCTTACCAGAATGATTAGCAACTTTCCCATTAATCATCAACATTGCGTTACTGAAATCTTCCTGTGAGTTAGCCATTTCAGATAGCGCTTGATCATAGGCATCAATTTCATCTAATTTAGTTTCCCACGCACCGACCCGTTCCTCATTCAATCGATATTCAGTTAATGGGACTTGTTGGAAATAGTGTCCTTCATCGCTAGTTAATTTCCAATCAGAATCAGGATTGGCACCAGCAGTAAAGTGATAGATGTGGTTGTCGGTGTATACCTCAATTTGATAATACGTTTCATCAGCAACGTTCACGGCATAATAACGAACAGCAAATAACTCAACTGGTTCAACATCTGTCGACCAAACAACAAACGCGCTGTTAGGGTCAATCGCCGTAATCTTAGGTTGCTTAGTTCCTTCAGGTACATACAGTAATTCATATGCCCGCCCAACATTTGCCAAATTTTTACCCATAATCTTTTCATGATATGGTTCATCATTAGTTTGATTAAAATCATCAACAGCCTGAATAACATTTTCACCAGTGTCGTTTTCATCATCTTTATTTTGATAACCAAAAGTCAGCGGTGTTCCAAACTCATAACCAACTTGGATGTTGGTAATATATCGTGCTAAAGCGCTTGATATCCGATTATCAGCCCGATTAGAACGCTTATTAGACAACCAATAGTGAATGTTATTATCAGCTAAATAATAACGTTCCAGCTCCAAGATTCGGGGCAGTTGATTATTAAAGTGATCGCTGACGTACCATTGCACTAACTTTTGAAATTTACTTTGATCGTCTTTAATTGGCTTCCATGAAGACGCCGGAATGTTGTACGACTGATTAGTTTGAAATGCATATCGATTACCATAACGTTGGCCGTTTAATAAGTTAATGGAGTTTGGCTGTGGATTGATTGAACGATAATGTGCTGATAAATCATTTGTTTCCGCCACTGTCATTTACCTTACTTTCATCGTTTTTGTGTAATTCACAATATTTATGAGCAAATTTAACGGCCAACAACTTTTTGGAGTCATTGACCGGTTTGTCTTTTTCATTAATATTGTCATTCACTAATTTTGCTAAACTTTCAAATATTATTTTGACATCCAAACCAATTGGAATGGAATAAGTTATGCCACGATCTTTAAATTCAAGCGGCTTTCCATTAAGCATCGGCTCAAACACATTCATATCCATTGGTGCCGTTTGCTTAGTTGTTGCTTGTTTTTTCCATTCTTCCATTGTCATTAACTTTGACATTTTCATCACTCCTAAAATAAATCATCGGGATAATCGATCAATCCTTTGTCAGCGAGCAGTTGATCTTGCTGATCATAATTATCGTGTGGCTGATTATATTCATGATTCCATTGACGTGTTGCAATCGCGTAACGAATAGCATCCATCACGTGGTCATGTTCTTTGACTGGTTCACCCGTTTTGTCATTCCAAACATACTGATAAACCTCATCTAAGAACTGCTGTATGCCTTCTTGAACGGCCATAAACTTATGCTGCTTGATAAGCCCTGCAACTTGTTCAATGCCCTTTAAAACTGATTTATACGCATACTGAGCATTAATGTTATTTTCTTTGAACTTGTCAATGTGTTCAACTCGGGCCGTATCACAATAAAACGGTATATTGTAGCCATAATCTTGTTGAACCTGCTTGGCAATCTTGACCCAGTGCATAATCTGCTCCAAATGACCAGTATGCTCTTCAACTAAGTAAGTATTACCATCAGTATCGTCAGCCAATACAACAATTGACGTATCGTGTTCGTATCCCCAGTCAACACCGCAGTAATATGTTAGCTGCTGATCAGCAGTCCGTTTATCAAACTCGGCACGGGTAATTATATTCTTTGACTTGTCAAAGTCCTGATAAACTAATCCTTCACCGGCAACCCACAAACCGAGTATCTTACGGTCATAGAACATGCCAGATGGTGTTGTTGATTTTTGGCCAGCTACGTATTCCGGATCCAATGAGGTGTTATCGTCCATTATAAAGTGATTACTAATGATTTCGTTAGAATGCTTCGGATTATCTATATAATCCGTTTTGAGCCAATGTGTGGGCACATCAGTGTTAGTATCACAAACAACTCGTGCACCTGGTGTAGAACATCGTGATCGGATCTCTTCGAATACTTCTTTATTGGCAAGTGAGGCTTCATTAATGTAGGCTCCAAACGAAGTCATTCCACGAATAGCACCCAATCCAGATATAGAGCCTGTAAACGTCTGCACTATTTTGACTGCCGGTAAACCAGGGAATCGAATTTTGAATGAATTATGCTTATCAAATTTGAAAGTCAACCCAAATGTATTGGCTATCTCGGTCAAGATGTTATTGGCAATTGACTTGCTTGAAACCCCAGCCAGAATGTACATTGGATATTTAACTTTCTTAGATCGTGCAATTTCGGCGGCATGTTTAACCTCATAGAGAAAAACAAAATTATCGACAAAGGTTTTACCAGCACGAACAGCACCATAATTAATCATCAATTTCCAGTGTTGATTATTCAGTTCTTGATTTAAAACCTGCTGTTGCTTCTTAGTAAATAGATCGTCAACTGTCATCTTTGTCACCCCCTTGGCACGTTCTTAGCAAGTTTGCTCATCATGTCGGTTAATGCATCCATCTGATCGTCTTTATCATCTTCAAGATCTGCCAACTTGGTTTCAGCAATTTCAGCCTCAGCATTAGCTTTGCGGATCTTAGCATTCGTTAACTCCCCATCATCGGCTTTGAGCTTACCGGCCATCTGCAAAACTAGTTGGGCCGCTGCTACCTGATCTTTAACCGTTGGCGGCCCAGTATATGTTTTGTCACTAGTCAGTTTCTGCTTTAAATGATCATAAGTAGTCAAACGATGCTTTGAGGATATACCAGCAGCCGTTTTTAATAAGTTAGCAATCACCATATCCGTTGTTATCTCAGTTTCTGCTTCGGCCTTACCAGTCTTCCTGTGAATGAATTGTTGAATTCCAATATTTTCCAATAAAAATTTTGTTGCATTCCTAGCGTAAGCCTTAGAGTAGTCTGCATTTATAGCTGATTGATAAGCATTATTAGTTTTAATATATTCGTTAGCAAATTTGCGTTGCTTTGGTGTTAATTTACGTTTAGACATTACATATCACCACACCTCCATTTAGTTATTCTATGTATTAAAAAGCACTGCCGTTAAGCAATGTTATCGGTTTTATTCCTAAGTTTTAACTCATTCAATCGTCGAGCTGCTAAACTCTTACGTTTGCGATCTTTAATTTTGGACTTTTTATGGCTCTTTGTATGCTTGTTGTGTTTACTCAATAGTAAAAATCCTCCATTCAAAGCATCAAATTGTTTGCAATTATTTAATTACTTTAAGATAATGTATGTGTACCATAAAATAACTAAGGAGATGTTATTTATGAGTTTAAAAGATAAAGCAGACAGTGCTAAAGATAAGGTAAGCGGTAAAGCTAAAGAAGTTGAAGGTAAAGTTACCGGTGACAAAGCTAGAGAAGCTGAAGGTAAGGGCCAAGGCATTCTCGGCAAAGCCAAGGATAAATTATCCGATGCCAAGGAAACCGTTAAGGACACAGTTGATGACATTAAGAAAAAAGCAGATAAGGACAAGTAATTTATCAATTTCAGGCGAGTCTTCTAACCAGGCTTGCCTGTTTTTTTGTGCAAATTAAAAGCGCCCTCTTTGCGAAGACGCTTCTTTAAGTCTTTGTCCAGTTGCTTGTCTATCTGTATTTCTTCCTTAGAAGTGTAGCCATAGCTGGTTTGCTTCATGGGCGTATATGGATGCTTACGATCACTCATCAGTACCACCAGCCCCTATAACGGCCATATTCAGCAATCACCGCTGGCAACAACATGACCAGAATTAAAATCATTAATGTGGCCACATTGCCACCTCCAATTTATGTATCAAAAAAGCCCACGTTTTCCGCCGCAGGCATCATGTAACTCACTACAGTTCAAGTTCTAGACAACACAACATACAAGTTTTTGTTTTTGCGTGAGCTGCATGTTCGTTGACTGGACGGGTACTACTCATTAATTTTTAGGAAGAATTTACTTTGATACAAGTCCAATCAACAACGTGGCTGGCAGGGAATCGAACCCTGCACGGTAATCTTTCCGCCCTCTTCGTACGTATACGTTACAGTCACACATCTAAGGAAAGAGAGTGAAACTCTTTTAACAAATTCCACAATACCAATATACCTCATAAATCCGTATAAATAGTCCGATCATAGTCCACTTTGAGTCTGGTTTGAGTCTGATTTATAAATATGTAAATCATCCAAAAGATACGCATCAGCAAATTGGAGTAATGCACCGGGCTTAATGTGGTCAAAGTAGTGTGAACGAGAATAGCCAATGGACATGTAGCACATTGTATCCGTATAATTATCTAAATATCGCATACTCAAAAGCTCTTTGCCGACGTTGTTGCATCTACCAATTGCTTCAACCGTTCTTTTAACAATTTGCTGAGCGTATGCTCTTCGAACAATTGTTGTATCAGCATTATTCAGTGTGGTTGGTGATTTTGGCATTCCATCCATCGTCGGAGATTTCAAGTCTGCAATCATTGCGTCATAGTTGGCTGAAGTTAGCCCACTTATCCTTAGCATTCTTGGAAATACACTGCCCAAGAAATGCTTACAATTCTCAACCGTTTTATCTTTATCAATTTGTGGAAACAAGCTATCCATTTGGTTATCCAAGCCCGACACCCCTTCTAATAAGCCTTAGTTGATGTTATAATGAAGTTGCCTATTTGTTAGCATCACCTTGGCTCCCGGAAACGGGAGTTTTTTTATTTACGCTTAATCAATAATTCAGGAACCTTGTCAAAATCATATTTATAACAAACCGGCTCACTATATCCATTGAAATAGACAGCAATTACTGATCCATTATCCACAACTCTTTGAATTGAATCCGTATTGACCCATTCCATATCTCCAAAAGTTATTCCCTGTAATTTAATCCACCGAACTCTATTAGTTTCGCTATAATTGTACATTTCATTTTTCCTCCACTCTGTCATAAGTTTCTTCAAAAATATCTGGCTTGGATGGATAAATTTCACCGTGTACACCTTGGATGATGTAATCACCACGATTAGCAATATGATCCCCTTCGAGAGTTTTGATAACCAACTTAACGTTTGGCGTTCCTTCATAGATGAAAGCCGCTATTCCATTCTTAAGCGCCTTGATAATCCATTCTGGATCTTCTAATTGTTCTTGATCTGCTGTCCATTTAAATGCTTCAATTACAACTGGTTTCTTTTGATATTTCATTTTATTTTTCCTCCACATCCTGAAATGCCTTAACAACGTAATCAGTAAACTCTTTGCGATTAGCAGCAATGTTTCTATTTAATCTCGTTGGTCTAATCAACTCGTTACCATCGCCAAGATCTTCAATATCAATAAGAGTATCGTCAGCTATTTCACGTGCAGTAGTATATCCATCCATATTTTCTGGTAATAAGACATCTTCTATATAATCTTTAGTTTCTTGCAGTAACATTTAGATCACCCCATATAGTATCCTTGCTTAACGGCATCTTCCCATTCGCTTCTAATCCAAATATCTTGGAATTTATTAATACTTCCGTAGCAATCCACTTTGCCATTTACATGGATCCAATCCAATTTAGAATACTTACCCATTGCTTGCTTTTCTTTATCTGATAAGGGTGTTACTGTCCATCCTGGTTGAATGTAATGCTCTAGTAAATTCATTCATCTACCTCCAAATTAACTTGTGCCAACCAGTCATTGACTCTTGCCGTCGCTTAGCCTTCTCAAACCGATCAAGAGACTGCTGTTTCAAACGTGCTTCAACATCTTGCCCAATCTTATACTTTTTAGCCTTCAATCGTTTCTGATGCTTAATCCTTTTCAAGTCCCATCTGCTCATTTATCTGCCTCCCGAGATTCAAGAAGGCGTAACATTCCAGTAATGGCACTCAAACCATTCTTGGTAAACCGCATTTGAATAGCCTTATCTTTCTTACGAGGATACTTTTGATTCATAATAAAGGTAAAGGTACCATCTGAATTTGGCTGAATTCCAAAAGTGCTTTCAATAATCCCTTTTTCTGACATTGCTTCATATTCAAACTGGCTCATTTCTCTACCTCCAGTAACTCGTCAGAAATTTCGTCATCAGTTAATTTATGCACTGAAATCTGTTTAACATCATTTTGAACTGATCGTTTACCCCGATCGCCAACATAAGTAACCACTTCGTCAACTCGATAATACTCAAAATTTCCGTCATCAATTTTAATTTTGATGTTGCCACCCTTGGTAATATCTGGCAAATACTGTTTGTTGATACGGAATTCATTTATTGAACTAATCACAAAGCTTAAACCAAGAAGAACAAAGAATAATAAACCTAGTCCTGCAAACACATAACCCACATTACTTATCATTTTCTACCTCCAATAATTCCGGATTTTTGTGAATGTCTCCTATAACTTCAAGTATTTTGCCTGCTCCAATAGATCCAAAATAATAGTTACCAACAAGAAAACATCCAGACTTATAATTAATTAGCATCTGTTGTCCTTGTTCATTTTGAACAATATCATTTTCGTAAATATCTTTACCATTCTTATCTTTTAAACTGGTGAATTGTTCAAGAACAAAGTTATTAGTCATTTTTTTATGATAAGCATCAACGTTTTGAATATCCCCTCCATCATCCCAGCTAATTTCAGTTGGCCAATCCATAACTTGATCCTCCTTATCCCACGCTCTAAATTTAATTTCTCTGCTCATCTTTGCCATCCTCCTCGTCTAATTTTTCAAACAATTTTGGCATTTTTGAATACATATTCAATGATTTTTGATAATCTTCATCGCTCATTTTTTCATCCAAATTTACATGAAATCTTGCAGATGTCTGAATACCATATCGACGATAGACTTCATCAAATAGGTCTCTTTTGGTTTTCATTTGTCTGCCTCCTTAGTGTTTCATCGCCCACGCTTTAAGCATGTTCATAAACTTGGTATATTGCTCAAGTGGCACATCAACCTTATCTCTACTGTCACCAGCAAAATATATAGCAAAAGTATTTCCTGTAGTTTTAGTTACAAAGCTAACTTTGCTAAGTAAAATAGCTTGTTGGCCGTTTTCATCTTCGTATTCAAACATTTAATCATCCTCCACAAATTCAAAGTGTGGATCATTTTTATCAAACTTTGGCAACCATTCTGGGTATTTCTGTTGAAGTTTATCGTATTCGGATTGAGTAAAAAGGGTACCTGCCTCATCGCCAAATATGGTTATATCATTCGATTCATCATCTAAATATAAATAGCAACCTAAATACCCAGTACTTTCGGGAAACATCTTTACCCGAAACTTAGGCTCATCCGCGCGCTCATCAATCGGTGTCCGGGAATACTTGTAGGCTAGTTTTTGCAAGGCAAGCAAGCTATCAGGCTCTAAATATGTTGCGTCATCGTAATAACTCATAAGCCCGCACTGGTAATTTTTGATTAAAAGTATCCATCCATGATCTTTTGTCCCTATTATCGTTGCATTATTGTCTACATAAACCCGATAACCCAGGTCTTCAACTTTACTTTTCAATTCACTAAATTTCATTTTTTGTTCCTCCATTAATTGCTCCGATACTTGTGTAGTTCCGTTCTCAATTCGGTTTCGTGTTTAACAACCTTCTTAGACTCAATTCGTATGATTATCATCTCTTCAGGCAAGACCGGAGTATTGGCAACCCCGTGTTTATCAGTCACCTTGGCAGGCTTCTGAAAAGATGGGTAATCATGCTGAAGCTGGCGTAATAAGTCCGCCCTTGTTGGCCCCTTGGCATATGTTTTGTGACTCTTAATGCCGATTAATTTGATAATTACATCTCCCCGTCGATTTCATTCATCCGTTTTCTGGTCATAATGTTAAGGCTAATTAGGTCATCTTCTGACAACCTAACCGGTTTAATGTGGTACTTCTCAATAAAGCTCTTAGCACCTAATTGATGCCTTTCCGTGTGATGCTTACGGCAGAGACATTCAAAATACAGCTTTCGGTGGTCAACCAATGCACGATTTCGGCGGCCAACCGGCGTAAAATGATCAATATCGCTGTGCGGCTGGCCACAGATCACACATTTTCGGTATCTTAAACATTGGACAGCCAAGTGATAATCGGTGGGGATCTGATCCCACGTTTTTGTCTTAAACGGAATATCATTGGCAAAACAGAAGTCTAAGATGAATGTCAGGAACTTATTTGCTGTGTCCATACTGCAATCTGCCATTGAGAAAGCCTCTGAGCCAGTTTGGGCATAGTAGTAATACTTTATCCACTGCTCCATATCACGTAACATCGCAAATATCTTCTTGCGTTGATCCGGTGAAATTTTCCGGCCATCATCAATGTCTAAGTACACGGTTGGCTGTTGATGGCTGGCAAACCGGTTTAGCCGATACATATTCAGTTCATCATCAAGTTTAATCGTGACTTCATCGCCCTTGATTCCTTGCAGCTTGCCAAACATATAATCACCTCAGTCAAAATGGCATATCTTCATCGGTAATCTCAATTGAATCATTACTGCTTGCAAATGGATCATTGCTTCGCTGGTTGTTCGACCGTTCTGGCTTTGAACGATGTGGTAAATCGAAGTCGTTCACGCTCAACTCCAGGCTAAACTGTGGTTCGCCTTGTTGATTCGTCCATTGGTTGATTGACCACTGACCGGACAAAGCCACGTTGTCACCTTGGTGGAAGTATTTCATGATGGTATCAGAACGCTTTCCAAAGACGGAGCATCGCACCCAATCTACTCCGTAATTACCATTTCGATCTGGTCGTTTCTGCCGAACCGCCACTGTGAAATCAGCTACTTGGTTGTTTCCTACCTGCCTGGCTTGTGGATCTTTGCCCACGTTGCCAGTGATTGACATAATTCGCATAATAATCTCTCCAATCATGCCATATACTCAGGTGAATGATGAGCTTGCTGTTGCTCATCCAGATTCTCCAGCCGGTATATCAGCACTAGTTTTTTTAAATCCTTCAAATCATTGATAAAATCCACATCACCGTACTTGTCGTTCATGGCGTCAAGATAACGTTTCTTGTCCTCAATCAACCGACAATGCTGTTGCTTTTCGATTGTAGCCACCTCAATTGCTTTGTAGATGTACTTCGCTCGTTCATTCTCACAATCCGCTAACTGCTGTGAATCCTGAAGCACGTGAATGCGCTTGGTATACAATGCAGCCTGTTTGAGTAGAATGGCTACCGCTTTGGTAATGTGCAGATCCTCTTTGGTAAACAACTCTTTTAATTCTTGATTATTCATGTACTGCATGTGGGCTCACCTCAGCAATCTTTTGTAAATCTTTCTGGAAATAGAACTTCAACAAACCAGTTTCACCATCACGATTCTTCTTGATCGATAAGTTCAAGTTAGGATCATCCAGGTCATCACTTGGCCGCCACAGGAAACCAACCACGTTTGCGTCTTGCTCAATGGCACCGGTTTCCCGCAAGTCGCTTAAATTTGGCTCGTTGCTTTGGCGAGATTCAACCCCTCGATTAAGTTGACTGAGCGCAATAATTGGAATTTGCAAGTTCTGGGTCAACAATTTCAACCGCCGGGAAACTTCTTCCAGTGCTTGACGGGTATCTTCACGTGGATTGCTGGTCTCCACAAGCCCAATGTGATCGACAATCGCCAAGTAGCGGCTAGTTTTGCATCGGTGAGCGTGCTGTTTAATCACACTGCTGATGTCGTCAATGGTGGCCACCCGATCGTTTGACCAGAAGCGAATGCCAGCAATTTGCTTAATCGTATTGGCAGCGACTTCCTTTTGGCTCTCACTCATCCGCACAGCTGGATTTTTCCAAAGATTCAACGGAATTCCAGACGTGGCGGCATACACGCGCCGCATATTCTGCTTGGAACTCATCTCTAGGGAGAATAATTCAACTGTCAAACTTGGATCACCCAGGATGGCGTTGGTTGCCAGGTTCAAAGCAAAAGCTGTTTTCCCAACTGACGGACGTGCCCCAATTACAATTAGCTCGTTCGGTACCAGGCCACCACCCAGATACTTATCAAGCCCTGGATAGGTTTTGATAAACGAAGTATTGGGCGTATTCAAATCCCGCAGAGCCTCTTCAACCTGCTTGCTGGCGTCAATGTCAGCATGAGTATCGGTTTGCTCAGCCTGCTTACGAATATCAAGCAAATGTTCAAAGTTAAATTCGCTGGGATCTTTAGCCACATTGATAGCGGCGCCTTTCATCATGCCAATGTAATAAGCCTGGCGTAATTGTTTGAAGGTAGCTTCTGGGTCTAGTGGCCGATCGACCCCTTGAATTGACCGGAAGATCCTTTGAACATCCAGCTTCTTGCCAAACGGGGTATCACCAAAAGCTGCCGCTATCTGTTCAGCATTCTCGTAGCGGGTGCCCCACAAGTTGACATAGCTTGCAAGAGTCCGGTAAGCATTGTTGGTAAACCATTTCTCGTCGACCGTGTTTGATTCCAGGACTTGCGGTTGGTTAATCAGGAACCACATCGCCTTACGCTCAATCTCTGGCATGTTTCTGTTAGTGCCCATCATCAACACCTCCTGCTGCTAAATAGAGTTCTGGATGCAGTATTCGCTCGGCCTCGGCTTTAGTGACTTGCGGGTACTCAGCCTGGATAATTGGCATCGCCTCGTCAAGATCATTTCCGGTCTCGGAATACTTGTAGAGAACGAATTTGTCACGGTCTCTCAGCCACTTTTTATGCTCATCCTGCTTTTTAGAAACCCGTTGTTCAGGGGTTGAACCTTGACCGGCTTGCATTTTGAGGTAAAGCTGATCGTACTGATCCCTTAGCTTCTTGGCTGAAAGGATATTGGTCGACCAAAAAGAATCATGTTGGCACCACTTGATAACCAAAGCTACCTGGTGCTTATCACGATGGTCCAGTTCAACAAGCTTACGCATATCGTCAGCCCAAGTTTGCAAGTTTGGTTGTTTAAAGTCTGGATTGTTCAGCATGATTTGCTTTTGCAGATAAACAGCCAATTTCATGAAATCATTTGCTTGGTCGTAAACCGGTTTTTTTCGGTTTCGACGAGAAGTCTTTTTTTGTTTCTGTTTGTGTTTATTTAATGCCACACTATTGTCTACACCACTGTCTACACCGTTGTCTACACCACTGTCTACACCGTTGCCCACACTATATGTAGACAAATTGCCGTAAAGCTTGGTAATACTGTACTTTGCTGACTGGTTTCCCTTACGTGATTCCCATGTAATGAAACCTTGTTGGGTGAGTGCGTTGCGTGCTTTGTAAAAGTTGGAGGATTTGGATGTGTCCTTTATTCCAGATCGCTGGCATAACACCGACGAGGCTACCGTAAATGTATTTGACCATGCAGCTTTATTGTTTATGGACATTAAGGCGTGCCATAAGGCAATTTCTGATGAGTTCAATGGATTTAGTTCGAGCCGGTCATAGAACGCTTTGATCTGAAGTAGATAGTTCATTTTTTCACCTCCATTGGATTTGATTAGTGGTTAAACATTTAGGCTGTCAAACAATTCATCCGATGATTTCTCATCGTCTTTTGATTTTTTAGAACGAAATTCCATCAGCTCAGTGCTGAGTTCATGATCCAAAGCATTCAAGTCTTCTTTACTCATCTGACCCCAACTTGATACTTTGGCGTGCTTCATCGTCGCTTCAAGTAATGGTTTAGGCTCCATTGCCATCTCTTTGGCCAGAGAAGCAACCTTACCCTTGATGGTGTCTTTATCTTCAGCGGTAGCCATTGGCTTGCTAGGTGTCTTAGCTGGAGCCTGACGGCCATACTTGCGCTTATGTGGCTGTTCTTTTCGAGCACTCTTAGTTGCTTGATTACCATCGTCGTCAACGTCAGACGTAACACCAAACACTGCTGATAAGGTGTAACGACGTGCGTAGGTCTCAGCTGATCCAAACGCCTGGGCCTCATTCTTACCCACTGGAACGTTCAACGGATCGAACTGGATGTACTGGCCGGATTCGTGCATGAGAAACGTGGAGACAGAAATTTGATTTCCATCACTGGTAACTTCCTGTGTGTAGGCGAAGCCTTTCGGGAGTGCCTTATCAATGGCATCTACAACGCCTTCCAGCATTACGTATTTGGACTTAAAGAATGGGTTGTTCGCATTCTTTTCTGGCTGCTTGATATTCTTACGAACCTCATTGAGTGCCTTCGCAATTTCAGATATATTCTCACTTTTCTTCATATAGACCACTCTCCAATTTATTAGGGTGATAACTAACAGATTCCTTTTCGATCACAGTAATTCCAGGTACTTTCTCGCCATTTTGATCAATGGCTACCCCGTCATAATCGGTCAGTTGTTTTTTGAAGTCTGCCCATTTAATGTCTTTTTTTAGTAAGTCTGGATAATTCTTTTCTACAAACGGAAGAAGCTTGCTGGGTTCACGTTGGTATTGTTTAGCATGACGCAGGCTGGTATAACCAGCCGGAACTTTAACCTTGCCATCAGGTTGCGTTTGGCGATACTGTTCAATCAACTGTTCAAAGTAATCCTGGCTTTCTTTCAATGGTTTAGTTTCGCTTTCGTACCATTCCTTGGTTTGTTCGTCAAATCCGGCTTTTTGTTGCGCTTTGATATCCAGCTCTTGCTTAACCTCAGCTAATTTACGAAATGCCCAGTTTGCTTTGTTATCGTCATCAATAACAAATGTTTGTTTTTCCGGTGCCTCTTTAATTTCATCCATAGCTAATCCTCCTCGTAGATTCCGGTAACTTCGTAATCATTTAGTTTATCTTTTTCTTTTCTGAGACAAGTCAGCAACGCTCTTTTAACGATCGGGTTGCTTTCTTGGTCATAAGCTCGTTCCAATCCAGTGACTCTCAAGCGCGCATATTTAATTTTTCTCAACCCATATTCCAGTTTATTATTCATATTTCCACTCCTCCAATATCCATCTCGTCTTCATGCTGGTCTTCATATTCGGCATATTCCGCCTCCGCCAACTCTTCTTGTGTTGGCTTTGGATCCTCATATTCATCAGCCATGTTTTCGTAATACTCATCCTCATTCATTCTTAATACCTCCCAAAAATCGTTGCAAAAATGTTCGTGTCGGTCTATACTCAATGAATAGAATGTTTTGTAGTATAAACAATCTCTCTTTGGTTGCACCAGACAATCCTACATGTCTGGTGCTTTTTTTATTATCTAAGCTTTGCATATTGCTCATCCTTTCCTTATTTCGTTGATGTCGATTTTAACCTGCTCAAAATACTTTTTGAACCAGGGCACAATGTTGATTGGACCATCAAACCATTTATTCATCCAAGCAACTTTATCCTGTTGATAAACACGGTACTGATAACCAACAGTAATACCAGCAACGCCTATGACTGCCCACCAAATCCAATCCGGTAATACTAAAACCATGTTCACATCTCCCTTGCTCGTATTTTAGAAATATAATTCTGAATTTGTTCAGATGGAATCCTCCAACCGTTGTGAGTATGCTCGTAATCGATAAATCCACCATTAGCTATATCCAAATCGTTACGGTGACTATACAAAAAGTTCTTTGCTCTGGTCACGCCTCTTTGGTGCCAAACGTTCCAAGAGAATTCCTTGAGTGTCCATTCCTCAATGCTGATTCGATTCTTCCAAGTTAAAAAGTCTTGATAGTCGGTGTCATGAACCAGCTTGTAACCATCGGGTGCCTGATATTTAACAATAATTGAATCAACTGGTTCACTCATGTTCTAGCCCCCAAACTTTTGATTATATTCATCAACCAATTCTTTAATCTCGCCATCTGATAACTTGGCAAAAATCATTTTTGCGTAAGTGTATTTCAATTCGGATCCAATCTCTTCAAAAGAATCCTTAAAATGCTTAAGCAAGAAGTCTGACTGTGCAGGTGTTCGCTGACGCGGATCCATGGCAATAATGTAATCTGCTTCATCTTCAGATGATTGCCGCTCATGTTCTTCCTTTTTCTGAGAAACCTCATCAGCGTATAAATCTTGCTGTAAAACTGGATTGTTCATCATTGATGGAATACCAAACTCACTTCTTGAAGCACTGAATGCCAGTGGTAACGACCATAGCCTTTGGACCAGTGCTTTCTTAACATCTCGTGGTGCATTTCTTCGACCAGCTCGAATATTGCTTAACTGACTATCAGAAATATGGGCCTGTTCAGCAATTTCAGTTCGGTCAAACGTCTTTTTTAATTTGTCTAAATCAAGTGTTAATTGTTTAGCAAATTTTGAATCTTTCACTTTTGATCATCTCCATTTTGAAAAAAGATTAATCGTCCTTTTCCATCTGATTTGGTAAATTGGACTTAAGGAGTTAAGAAAACAGTAATTGCTCCTCACTATCACAAAGTGATTGATACATGGCTTTGAGAAAATCATCACCATGCCGGTCAATCATTTCTTTAACCATTTCAACGCCATGTGCTTTGGCAGTTGGGCTATTGAGAATTTGTTCTATCATTTCTGCACGAGTCATGGGATCACCTTCTTTCGTTCTTTGAAAATTGAATCCAACATCATCTTTAGTGGGATAATTAAGCTATTCCATTAAAGGTGGTGACATAATGTGAAACTTTATGAACCCGGAACTGATAACGTTCCAACTGGTAAATATCTTGAAGTCGGCCCTCAAGGTGGTAAACTTCAAAATCCTAGACACGCTACAATTCGTGTGTCTGGTCATCGTCTTCCCCCTGTGAGTCCTGATACTCACAATAAGTGGAAGCATACCAGTGGACGAACTGATTAACGTTCGTGATACGACATAGTGCTCAAGAACTTATCAATCGCATCGGAGTTGTCTTTATCCGGGTTCAAAACGAAGCTTTTTACGGAGTAGCACCACACTAAGCCTAAAAAGTTGAGCTGAATCCAGGACTCAAAGACAACTTCATTTTTTCCATTACGATATTCGGTTAGGTAATGATGGATCATTCCCTTGCCTCCTTTCTCGGTGGCTTTGCCTCTTTAGTGAGATAATGTATTTATCTCACAACATCAGAGGTGGTAACAATGGCCATTAGTCAAGATTTAGTTAATCAGTTTTTGACAAAAGCGTCGGAACTTACTGAGGGAAAAGCTATACGATATTCATTAAAAACTTCGGATATTTCTTATCGTGATTTAAAGGAAACTGTCAGGTTTTTAAATTCGCGATATCCCAAATACGCTTTTTTCTGCTATGAAGGATCTGGTGAGTTATTCTTTATCGTTAAAAAGCTCTTCAATCAATTTTGAAGCCTCTAAAAAGTTTTCAAGACTGTGAGATTCAGGTTTCTTTTTTAGATTCTTTTCACTGTCAAATTCAACATCAACGCTGTCGCCAACACTATCAATCGTTAAATCAATTTCAAGAGTGCCAATTAAAATCGTTACGTGTTTAGGAAGAATGCCTCCAGTCATGAGACCTCTCTCTTTTGATGATAAGATTTTAATGACGCTCTTATTTGTGCTTGATTTTCGACTCATTCGCTCACCTCCTTAGGTGTTTGGCTCCCGTCCGGTCATTTAATCACCTCTTTGGGTTTTAATAGCTTATTTATAAAGTATTGTTGACCCTTGCCAGTAATTAGTGGTGTAAATTTATTAATGGAACCATGATTAGTGCTAATCACGGTTTCGCGAACCGACATCACTTTCAAATCCATTGCATATTGTGTTGGAGTATTCCGGCGCTGACCAGAGCGAATTAAGTAACCGTGTTCTCGTAGCCACTCAAAGAATCGATTTTGACCAATGTTGTAGCCATTCTGCTTAAGAATTTTGGCAAAGGTTCCAACACGAACGGTATCATTTGAGGAACTGACTGCGTTACCTAGCAAAGCCGGAATTCGAAGTTCCTTATTCTCAGTTTCAAGCTCCTGTCGACGTTTCTCTTCTTCAATCCACTTGGTTGCCCGCGTGACTGGATCAGAAATCTGATAAGAGTCCTTGCCGAGTTCCTGAAGTGAAGCTTCCATTTTGTTAAAAGCTCGAATGTACTGCAGTTTGAAGTTCAATGCTTCCTTGCCGGTAAATCCCATTGCCAATAATGTGAAGCCATCACGATTCAAGTAGTATGCTTTTCGATCACGTCCATAAGAATCAGGAACGTTTACTTCAACAAACATCTCCCCAAAATTGGGTAGATCTTTTCGAAAGTGTTCAATGTCACGCAAAACGTGGTCATGACGCTTCCCAAACGTTTCAGCGACTTGCAAACTGCTAGTGACAGCCTGCTTATTCTTCATGATTACTAAGTTATTCATTCGCTCACCTCCTTTCTCGGTGGCACGGGTGGTGTTTGCATATATTTAGCGGAATGGGCTTTCTGTAAATCAATGTGTACATTTTTGGCAGGAAAAAGGTATTCACTTGTAGTTCCTAATTCCTCTGCCAAACGATTACCAATGTATACAGACGGAGTTTGTTTACCACGCTCAATATTACTTATATACGGCCTATTTATACCCGATTTTCTTGCAAGTTCTGCTTGCGAAATATCAACTGCCAATCGGGCCTTTCGGACATTATTTGAAATATTTCTCGCTCGCATTTGATCATCTCCCTTCTCAATCAACAAATATATTGTACTTCATGATTTACGATATGTAAACACCTAAATACGATTTTTTTATATATTTTTTGTACACAATGAATTACAATAAAGATGGAGGTGCTTCAATGACTAATGATAAGAATCAATTGGGGAACTATCTGAAAAAGCTTCGAGGCAACTTATCATATAGAGAGGTTGCTAGACGGTCAGGTAATAAAATTAGCCACAGTGCTGTTGCACAAGCTGAAAAGGGTATAAATACACGTGGAAAATCGTTTGTCCCATCTCCGGATACTCTTAAGGAGCTATCAAAAGTTTATCACGCAAGTTACGATGACTTAATGATAAGGGCTGGATATTTGCCTACCGCGACTAATGCCAAAACTACGCCAACTTTTGATGGAATCGAGGCTGCGGCAACCACAAAATGGGAAACATCGCATGAACCATTAGACGTCTATGGGAAAATTACCGCTGGTATTCCTACCTTTGCCGATGAACATATCATTGGTCAAACAATTATCCCCGATGATTTGATACGCAGGTTTGGACGTGACAATTTATTTGCATTGCAAGTTAATGGGGATTCGATGAGTAGGGTTATTGCTCCAGGGTTTATTGCCGTGTTTGCTAAGGATTGTGGGATAGATAATGGTGACATCTGCGCCGTTCTGATAGATGGAGAAAATGCCACACTAAAGAGGTTCAAGGAAACCTCCAAAGCAGTTATCCTTGAACCAGAATCATTTAATCCTATTTATAAGCCGCTGATCTTTCCTAAGAACATTGACCAAGATTTTAGGATATTAGGTAAATATGTATTCGCAACAAGTTTATTACAATGATTATTGAGGAGATCTTAAAATGGGGTTATTTAAATCAAAAGAAGAAAAAGAACAAAAAAGAGAGCAAAAAGTTAAGCGTTTTTTAGCACAACACGGCTTGGATGACTTAAATCCAAAATCTTATCAGCTTGTTAAAAACATTATGAGCCAAAATGGATTAATAGACGTGCTTGCTTATAATTTAGGTGCTCGTATACATGGATCCGATGCCGAAAACATGATTATCAATAATCTGCAAACTATCGTGGAACAAAATTGGCTGATGATCAAGCAGAATGATACACTGCAAAAACAAAACAATGAGCTTCTTAAAGCGACTAATAAAAAAACAGCAAAATAGGCGTTCAGATCTATTACTCACATACAGTTGGGTTTGTGTACAGATTTAGATGTAAATCTATTGATTAAGGAGATTATGGGCTAAGAATTGCTTGGAAATTTATGTAGGGAAAATATTAAGGAGCGAGTTAAATGAAATTATCAAAAGTAGCGTCTTTGTTAAGCGTAGCAGTGTTAGGGGTAACACTAAGCGCATGTGGAAACACGAAAAGTAGCAAAGAAAATAGCTCATCAAAAACTATGACTTCTAAAGTCGCAGCAAAGAAGCCACAAGTATTACATGATAAATTTCATGTTAAAAAAATATCTAGTAAAACTATTTATCCTAAAAAAGGAGATTGGATGAAGGGCCCAGAAGGACAAAGAGTAACTTATCTTACAAGTTTACAAGATATCCCTAATCAAACAGTTCATGGGATGAAATTGTTTAATACGCAGTATGCTGTTATAGCTATGGAAAATTTATCATCTGACAACGAATACAACAGTATGCAGCCTGATGCTAAAACTGTTTTCCCAAATAATGGTGACTTTCCAAAGAGCTTAACGGGCAAAACAATAATTCTGCTGCATCTAGAAAGTGATTTTCAAAATAATACTAGCAAACCGTTAAATTACGACGGATTTTCTGGGTACGCTGGTGGAAATTTTGATTGGACAACCGATAATGGGGTTCAGATTGACCATTCAAGTTTGCAAGTTAACGACGAAACAAATAGTTTAACTGTTCAACCTCATAAAACTGTTCAGGATAAATCAATGGATGCAATTTTATGTTATGGCAATGACGTTCAAGACGCTTACAAAAAGATTAATAGCAAACACCTTACTATTAAAACTGCTGGGGTTTCAACCGAAGAAGAATCACAACTCGGTGGTATTAGAACACTAAAATTAAATATTAAATAGTCTTATTATAATTTAGAGGAGATCTTAGAATTGAAGAAATATTTTTTGATTTTTTTCGCAACCATCGCATTAATTTTTGGCTTTGCGTTTACAACAAATCAAACAATTACACGTGCCTCGTCAACCATTCCATATTCGATGCGTGGTCATTGGTATAATTATGATAATAAAAGCCATATGAGGATTACAGCACGTTACGTAAAAATGTATACGAACTGGAGACACGTTAAGTACGTTAGTAAATCTGGTTCGTATTACACTGTCCATTTTTCAAACGCTAATCCGATTGTTTTATGGCATGGCGGTTCTGATACCCTTCATCTTGAATATGGTATGAGCATCCTAGAAACGTATCACCGAAAATAAATAATTTTGAGAATTGTAAAATTATACTTCAAAAATTAATAATGTCAAAGTGGACTAACTATTGGAGAGATACACATGGACGTACAAAATAGAGGGGGCATATTAATCAAAAACTTAATACGTTTTCTAGCCTTTATTTCTGCCGTGTCGACTGCAGTTTTAGCTGGCATTTTGGTATATGCGATCACGCAAAACAAATTCAACATACGCATTAATTTTGCTATTTTTATTTCGATAAGTCTTTCTATCATATTGTGGTTATGTACAACCATGGCTCATATGTCTATTGATAATCAACAACTTAAAAATAAACTTACAGTCTTAAATCAATCGAAGGATGACCTAAAAAAGAAGTATGACACACTCAAAATAAATAGAGATGCTTTGATATCTGATCGAACTCGCCTAAAAGCTGATAAGGAAAGCTTACAAAGAGATTTACGAGAAGACAATCGTGGCATAGTTGTTGAAAGAGCACGGTCGGATCAACTATTACAAATCTTTACTAATTTATTAAACGAAGGAGGTAAAACTGAGA